GCTTCTTTTCTCAACTTTGTTCATTTTGCCTATTGATTTTTCTTAGCAGGTTTCTGTGCATGATTTTCAAAATTATTTCTTGTTCAATTCTGTTATAATAGCCTTTTCTCTCTCGCTTAGTTGCCATCGTTCTGCTCGCTCTCGTTCTGCTCGCTCTCGTTCTGCTCGCTCTAAACGCATGGCGGCGTAATCCGAGATGAGGTATCCCGACCCGAATATTGCTTTTTTTTGCAAAAGTTGAGCATCAAGGGCACGAACACGAAGGCTTTCAGATTTTCTGATTTCAAAGTCAATGCCAGCCTTTGAAAGTCGATTGATTTCAGCCGCTGTTGCAACGTTTTTCGGGTATTCATACTTCGGCATTGTTTTAGTTTTCTCTTTTCTGCTAGCATCATTACAGCTTTTTAAAATCTTATAAAGGCGTGGGGCGGTGCGAACCCGAATGTCGCTATCATCAAGATTTGTTACAAACGACGTGCTAACGACTGCCCCATTTTCATATGTTACAGCTACACCAACCGGAATTGCTGTACAGTGTTCTGTCGTTCCTGAAAATAGAGTGAGAGTAGGTGCAAACAAAAAAAATTTTATGTTTCTTTCGATATAAAAGCGTAAAATCTTGCTGAGAATGCTGAATGGCGGATTATCAACTACGATCTTACCTGTATAGTCAAACGTTTCATAATCGCCACCGGGATAGAATGGTCTACAAAAAGCATCACGATTTATGCCATATTCTGTGCAGACCCAATCAGCCACGCCATCGTAAATCAGTGGCGGTGTGTAACAGTCATCAGTGGTTTTTTTGGGCTTAAATTTTTCAACGAATTGCTCGTATGTTTCACCTTTCATTTTGTTCCTTCCTTATATCAAACTTTCAAATTCTTCCTGCCGATTATAATAGACCACATATGCGTCTAGTAGTGCCGCAAGTCCGTCTATTCTCTGCGTTCGGTCAGATTTCTTACACGGCTGAATGTTGCCGTTGACGTCCGTCTTGACAGCCGTATTCAGAAAACACCATTTGTCAATCGGGTTGTTGTCATAAACGATGTTGTGTCGCTGAAATTCAGCTTTCAAATTCTTCATCGGGTCAGACAGCGTTATAACGCCCTGACGCACAGGTACTAAAACGCCCTTGCCAAACTCTTCTTCAAACGCCTTTATCAGCTCGTCCGAAACGTGCCAAGGGTCATAGCCGATAGCCAACGGATATATATCTTCCTTATCCCTCAGCTCCAAAAACCAGTCTAGGATAACACGCTTGTTGACCTTGTTTCCCTCGCACGTCCTCAGCAGACCTTGCGATTTCCACAATTCATACGGCACACTATCTCGTCCACGCCTGTCACCCTTTTCAGCGTCAGCGTCGAGAACGGCTTGCGGAATCCAGTACATAGATTTTACATACAGCCTATCATCATCAGGCTTTTTACAAATAGCCTTTGCGGCGTTAAGGTCTATATAGTCAGCAGCGTCAAAACCACCGATAAAATATCTGAACGGATAGTCCGTGATAGTTTCTTCATTGTTCAGCTCGTCCCATCTCAGCCAGCCGCTTTCGGTATTTTGTGGAAGATTGAAATCCTTGACCATAACCGTTGCCTTGAAGCTAGGATCGTCTTTGGCTTTTTGCACCATTTGGCGCAAATAGTCTGTTGATTTTATCGTGCCCAGTCCAGGGTTTGCTTTCAACCAACATTCTTCCTTATCCCATTCGTCAGGGCTATCCAGTTCGTAGATAAACGGCAGAAATCGGTTATTGTTTTCCGTCAGCCGTCCGTATAGCAGATTATTCGCATATTCGTATTGGGCGTCAAAAATGCCGCCACGGACGAAGCCGTTTGTGGTAATGCAAAATAAAATGGGCTGCTGTCTAGCGCCCATTGCTTGTTTTATCAAATCATATAAATCTCGGTTTTTTATCGCCGCCAATTCGTCGATAACACCGCAGTGAACGTCCAATCCGTCAAGGCTGTTTGAATTGCTAGCAAGGGCTTTTATAAATCCCATGTTCAATGGGAAATACAAATCGGCTGCACGTTTACGAATATGCTTGCTCAGCAGTGGCGATTGTTTTACCATTTTGTAGCAGGCGTTGAAACCTAGCTTTGCCTGATCTAGCATTGTGGCGATGTTATATATCTGCGGTGATCCCTCTCCGTCATTGACTAGCATATCATTTTCGACCGCCGCAGTTTCCGTTGTCTTGCCGTTCTTTCGACCTTCAATTATTAAACATTCGTTATACTGGCGCAGATTGTTATCATCAACAAAACCGAATAATGCTTGCAATCTCGCTTTTTGAAAAAGCTCCAACTTCAACGGCTGACCTAGTTTTCCAGACGGCTGCTTACAGAATTTTTCGATAAAATCCGTATGCCGTGTCGCAATAGCTTCGTCAAAATGAAATTCATCAGGGCTTGCAAATCTGTTCAGCAGCATTTCTGAAACCTTTTTCATTTTCTCGCACGCAATGATATTTCCGTCATAAATGCCAGTAAAATATTTTTCAAACTCCGTCAACGCTTTGCACCGCCTAGGAATTCCAGCAGCTCGTCACCCTCAGATTTTTGCAAGCTGTCAAGGATAATATCTTCAACCGTCTTAGCCATTGCATTGTATTTTCCGATTAATGTCGCATACGCCTTGCTTGCAGGGTGCTCTGTCTTGACAGTAAAACCATTGCCGTTTGTCGCTTCGATGATTGCACCCTCTGCTTTTATTTTTTTCTGGTACTCACTCAGCAGATTTTCCATGTACTCCAGCTGATCTAGCAGCTTTATACCCAGCTCTCTCTTAGCCGGTTCACAACTATCCACAGCTTTTCGCAACTCGCTCAAATTCTTCTTGATTTTTGCCATTGTCAGATTACACCCCCTTATGTGATTTTATCGTGCGTAAAAAATGACCTTTGCCCCCTCGGTATCTTAGGAAAAATTTCATTCCAAATTTGAGGGGGGTATGGGCATACCCGATGCGTCAAATTCACATTTTGTTAATTTTTTAGGCGATTTTTGGTAGAAATGACCCTCGAAGTTATCATGACATTTTTTGCATACGAATTCGAGGTTAGCATGATTTAATGATACCTCAGGGTCACGAATGTTCGCTGGTGTCAGCAATGTTCGGTGATGAACGATATATCCAGCACGTTCATGACATTCTTCGCAAAGACCGCCGTCGATTAATATGCGTTTGTCGATGTAAGATTGGCGACACTTCTTCCATGCCGCTGAGCGGTAAAAGGAATATGCAAAGCCTTTCATGATACCGCCCCCATAAAATAAAAATGCCACACATGGGACACATTGCTAAGAGGTGTGTGTGGCTGATTGGTATCGGCGTCAACATCATCGCAGTATCGACCGATATATCCGCCATAGCTAATGCCATAGCGGAATCAGGAGATCTAAAACAAAAGAAGTAAAAAACATGGAGCAGGTTAAGTGATGGCGCACCGCCCCTGCACATTGCCTGAGGGCTAGCCACTCAGGCGTAAAAATGGGGTTGGCTTTTATTGAGGAGATAACCAACTGACCTTTTCACCCTATCGGGCTATTATACAGTATAGCAGATTAATAGCTGCATTTCACTGCATTTCACTGCACTCTTTCGGAACGATGATATGTTTCAGGGCTTCGCCGTGAATTTTATAAATCGTGCGTTCTGAGTAGTTCATATAGTCAGTGATCCCCATTATATATTCACCATTTTCTTTGTTGAATTTTCCAACCCAGCGTTGATAGAAAAGATACCGCCGTTCAAGAACCTCTCGCTGGTCTGCGTCTGCCACTGCGTCAATGGACTTTTCGATTTGCAAACGTTTGTCAATCAGTATCAGCGCCAGTTCCTGCTGTCTGCGTTCGTATTCTGCTATGCGTTCTATGGTGCTTGACATCTTGTCACCATTGCAACTACCATGACTAGCACCTGTGTTTTCGTATGATATGCCAGCGTATTCTAGCTGTGATCGCAGTTTTTTGACCTTGTTTTCGATGATTTTCACACGCCGTTCAATTTTATAGGCGTTCTGCAAATATTCTTTTGCTGTCATTTCAACCGCCTTTCTTCACCCTGTCGGTCATTTCCGTTGATATCAGTTTCGACAGGTCAATGCCGTATGTCTCTTTCAGATAGCTGGCGTTGTTATCGTTATCGAATTCAGCCGTGTCCATGATGTCAAACGTGCTATTTACTGCGTCGATAAATGCACGCAGGCGCTTGCCTTTCCAGCCGTACCACTTATCTAGCGTCCACAAAACAGTCGCCATTATCTGTTCTGTGATATCCTGCATTATCTCGCCTTGCAGTTCGCTATATCTTTTTTGCATTTCCTTTGCGACCTCTTTTTTGATGTCGCTTTGTTTGACGATGTTTGTTCGTGCTTTCATGGCATTTCACCAGCTTTCAGTAATTCAGGGGTGTCAAAAACATTTCCGATAATTTCGCACATATAAAAATCGCTAGGGCATATGTTTGACGTGTCACTTTCTCCGAAGAATCCAGTCTCAGGGTCAAACTTAATTTCAAAAACCTTTTTGTCAATATGTTTTGAAATATTTCTGTTGCACAGACAGAGATCCCCCTCAAAAATTTTGTTGCCGTTCATGTCTGTCAGACCTGTGTACTGACCGACAGTTTCAGGGTCAACCACATGCGTTGTCATAATCGTATCGACAAACTGCTTGCAGTCGCCGTTCTCAATTTCCAAATTTCTGCAAACAAGATGTTCGAGATTAACACCTTCGTCTTTGAAATATGGACGCTTTTTGCAAACGTAATAGCCACTGACCCACTCGCCATTGTCAGTGCGTTTCCCTCTGAATAATATTTCACGCATTGTCTTCATCACTCCTTTTCTCCCACGCATAGCATTTGTTCTTTCTGTTCACTATGAAAAATTTGATATTTGCGACATCACTTCGCTTTTCGCAAAAAGCATATATTGCCTTGTCATGCTGAGGACCGAATCCTATTGCGTGTTTGCAATTTGAACATGTTTTATTCATTGTTATCACCGTCCATTTTTGCACCACAGTCAGGGAAGTAATCAAATAATTTATCGCTCTCACAATGACAAACACTACACATAAAATCTGCAACATGATATCCTGGTTCTTGATTTTCCCATTCTCCATGTTTGACCTCCTGCACGTCACGCTCCACGTGAGCGTGTGAGTTGAAATTTGTGACTCTTCGCACGCTATTAATACCTTCATGTTATCCCTCCTCATACGAACCTAGCCCCGACAGCACATCGAACATATGCTTGATAAATTCTATCAGCTCTTCACGGCTTTTCTTTTCAAATTCTGCATAGGGTCTGATGAATTTTTCCATTTCACGCATAACACGCACGCTGTCGTTGAATGCTGCTATCACGTTTTCGTTAGGTTCGCTCTGCTTTATCTGCTTGTCCAGTTTCTGCGTCAATGCGCTTTTGGCTTTTGCCGCCTGCTCTGCAGGAATATTGTTCAGTGTGGCGGTTTTGTACAGATAGTACATAGCCAACCAGTATATTTCGTCAAAGATGTTGCTATCATTCGGTAGTTCTTCGCCACGATATGCCAGCTTGTCAATTTCTGTTCTTTCCATTTGTGCACCTCGTCAGCAAACCTCACAAAGGCTTTTTGCATTTTTTGTTTCGCCATTCAGAATGTCGCAAACCTTTTGTGCGATTTCTGTTGTTGGAAAATAAACGCATGGTTTTCTATCCGCAACAAGACAACCACCAACATAGTATGTACTGTCTTTCGTACCATAAAAAACGTAGTATTTTCTTGCATTGTCCTGCCAGTCAGGTACATAGTCAGGACAATAGGTATCGTGTAACCTTTCCAGTTTCAGTAAAAGGTTGATTTTATCAGCAACTTCTTCGGCACGTTTTCTTGTGTGGAAATAGTTGTTGCTTTCAAAAGATGCTTTATCCAAAAAATGGCCTGCTTCTAGTGTGTAGACAGCTCCAAAACGAGCCGTATTGAATTTACCTATGCAGTAGTATTCCTGTCCGTTTCCAACTCGCTTGAACTCTGGCTCTTCCTCGACCTTTGGAATTTCAATTCCTTTCAATCTTGCATAGGCGATAGCAACACCTGTGTCATAGTCAAATGTATCTTGTGGGTAACATTTTGCAATAGCGGATTTAACGGCTGTTGTGTCATAAACAATAACCACGTCACTGCAACCACTGTACGCAATCGCCTGCTTATCTTTTTGAAAATCTCTGTATGTCTTTTTGACCCACTGTTTAAATTCTTTCTTGTTCATTTTTTATTCCTCCTCATTTTTTTAGAACGGCGGCAAATCTTCGTCCTCAGCCGTGTCAACATCTTTGAAGCAGCCGTAGATCCTGCCCCATTCAGCATTGTTACAGCCGATACGTTTACAAATCTGGCTGTAGGCGACCTTGATGTTGTCTGCCACGTTGCCTGTCAATCGGTTTTTTACAATGGCAATTTTGCTTTGAAAATCGTCTTTGTCGTCGTCGCTATTTTTGCTATATGTTAAAACTAAATCGACTCTATTTGTGATATCACCCGAACCGCTGACACTATCTGCATTCAGTTCAATGCCGCCTGCGGTCTTGCGTGGGTGCGCTATCAGTATGATAGCAACGTTATATTTGACAGCTATGTATTTCACAGCATTTACAAAATCTGACTGTGCCCGATACAGTTCTTTGCTGAGGTCAACGTCCAAGGCTGTCATGAGGTTATCAATCAATATCAGTTTTACATTAAATCTGCGGATAGCCGTTTCAATCGTACCCAACAATGATATTTTACCGTCACGCTTGGCATTGTCGCCGTCAAGTTTGATTTCAGCCGTCACAGCCGTGTTATCAAATATGTACGCCCTATCATCATACCAGCGGTTGATTTTATCGACCACATCATTAGGAATGTCATATGTTTCGTCACCATATTCGTTAACCGAACGTATAACATTTTGTTTTCCTGCAATCTGGAGATCCAGCCAGCGTTTGAAATGATAGTCAGGCAATTCACCCGAATAAACAAAAATTGAATACGGATTGCCGTCTTGGTCTGATTGGTCTAATGCATTTGCAATTATTTGTGACGCCAACGTTGATTTACCCTCGCCACGCTTGCCCGTGATAACCACTACCTGCCCCATATAGATACCGCCGATATATCGGTCAACATCGTATATGCCTGTTCTGATATGCTCCTGCTTATCCAGATTTACTGCCTTGACCTGCGACAGTTTCTTGACAGCCGTAACAGGTATTTCTTCAGCATTGTTTACGGCATCGCATATCGCTTTACAGCCGTATTTCTGCAGAATTGCATTTGCGTCTTTTTCACCCAGATAATCTTGTGCCCTGACAACTTTCAGTTTTTTGTGTGGAAATGATGTAGTAAACTGGTCAACCAATGTCACATGGCCGTGTTCATGGTCTCCGAAAATTACAATTTCGTCGAAGCTGTCAACGAAATCATAGCAGAACGGCACCCATGTTTTATTGCTCTGGCCGCCTGGCACAGATACTGCATTATCTATCTGACAATCAGCCACCGACAGACTATCAATCTGCCCCTCCGTGACTATCAGCCTATCATGCTTTTCTGTACATCGGTTCATGCCGAACAGTATCGGTTTTGTGTTCTTTTCAAACCATTCTTTTTGATTGTCTCTGCCTTTAACAAAATCTGTCTTGCGATACTTGACAGACGTCAACACGTTATTTTCATCAAAAAACGGAAACATCAGCAAATTGTCACGTTTATCACCGACAGTGATGTTGTATTTCCGTGTGGTGATTTCCGAAATTCCCCTTGACCGCAGATATTCAACCGCCTTGTCACGGGTAACTATCTTCACAGGTGGTAGCGTGCGGTATTTCTTTTTCTGCTCGTCGTCAAATTCCAGCGGATAGTTGAAATCCCTAGCCAGTTGCACGAAATGACCTGTCATGCCACAACTGCTTCGGAAACACTTGAACGCCCCCGTGTCAAGATTTACAGAAAATGTATCTTTGTCATGACCACCCCCATTGCAGTACGGACAGTATTTGAAATACAGTTCACGCCCCTTGCGGTGCGTTTCTGCATTCAGTGCCACAGCCAGACCGACCACATCATCATCACGCATTGTATATCCCATGTTTTTTTCACCTCACTTAAAAATCTGTCCTGCCTGGATTATCTGTCCGTCTGCCGTTTGTGTGCGCTGCGAGAGCAGCATATATTTCTTTATCTTTGTTATACTTTGTTGCTTTCTTTTCATTGGTGCCCTTAGCCTGCCCACAGCCTGCCCCTTGCCTGCCCTTAGCCTGCCCGACACTCTGCCGCTTGTCTTGATACTTGTCATAGCAAACCACGGTATAAACGCTATATCGTGGATATTTTGAGACTGCCACTTCCCCTGTCTCAATTAGATGTTTTATTGCTGTCCTTACGCTTTTTACTGACAGACCAGTGTTTTTGGCAATGCTTGGATAACTTGTAGCTATCTGTCCACGCTGAATTGTGATGTTTTCAAAATCATGCGGTTCATAATTTGCCTGCAAAATCAGATATAAAAACACTACCAATGTGTTCGGTTCACGAAACCAACGCCATGCGCATATTTTTCGTTCTAGTGTTATAAAACCATTTTCTAGCATTTAATCACCGTCCAATTTTTGAAGATAATCTCTCAAAGCGTAGTATAGTATCGCCTTTATCAGTGTGCCGCTTTCCTGCTTCCGACACGCTATGATCGTGATGTTATATCGTGCCTGCCATGAACAGAACGTTGCCAGTAGTGCCTTCGGTGGCATTTTACTGCGATAGTTGTGTAACAGAATATTTTCCCACAATCTATCATCTTCGACCATTAAAAACACTTTTGCATGGTCGTCAACCGACCGCTTGAATTCACGGTCAAAACGCTCTCGCCCTTTCGTGAAATTACCCACGATTTCGACCAAATTCGCCTTGCGTTCAATGACAACGCTTTGAGCAAGGCTTACAGGCTCGCTGTTAGGTTTTACAGCTTCACATGTATAATCACCATAGTTTAACTTGTGTTGCGTATATGGCGTTTCTGTGGCTTTCAGAGCCTTTTCGATATGCCCCCACTTTTGTTCTCGGCTATCCACGATAACCGAGAACGTTTTAAGTGTGGCGTCAATGTCTATCGGGTGCATTAGAATGGCACTGCGTCATCGCCTACGTTGATTTCGACGAAATCTGACAGATTGGCGTTCGGATCAAAACTGTCATTGCTGGCTGTTGACGGCTTGTTTTTCAGCTCTTCACGCTTTGGAATTGTGAAATTGCCACTGCGGATATCGTTTGCAGGCACGAAACGTTTGCACTGCGTAAACCAGCCTGTATTACCGTCTTTTTCCCACTCTTTTTCGTTGAAAAGAGCGCCCACAAGTTTACCCTTCAGGACGTTCTCGTCCCAATCTCTTTCACAGTCGATATGTAGATTAGCATTTGAATTTTCAAACGCCTGTATCTGTGATTTGAAATAACCCAGCGACTTCTTGAACTTGGTTTCATCGCCTGTGTTATGCGGTATGCTCAGGCGCATTGAACCCTTCCACTTCTTGTTCTCCCACTCGTCAGGGGTAGCCTTATACAGCTTGTCGAAAAAGCCCTTGAACTCACCCTCTGCGATGTCAAACTGGATTGCTAGTCTGCTACCCCAGTCAGTGGGTTCAACCTTGACGTTGAGAATTTTTAGCACATATCCACCTGGCTGGAGCTTTGGCAGCTCTGAAAAACTTGTTGCTTCTGCCTGCTTGTAACCTGTAATTCCGATCATTTATTTTTCCTCGCTTTCTGTATTGTTTGGAGTTAAATTCCAATACTCTCTGATTTTGGTGTCTACGAATTTTAAATCATTTTCGATTTCATCGTCAAACATATCTTCGGGCGATTTCGCAGTAGAAATGCCTCTCGACTGCGTGATGAAATAGTGATGATTTTCGTCAGCCGTGCAGAACAGCACGATTGAAAACAGCCCTTCAACTGTCAGCTGATTATCCAACATCTTGCCGATAGTTTTGGCTTTGTACTTGCCCCCGTCGGTTAGTTCGACGTGGTGCAGAAAATACACGATAACGTCTGACGGCAGGTCATTTATAACAAATTCTATCAGCCGTTCAAAACTGACCGCCATATCAGTGAATTTTCCATACCCTAGTTCTTTTGCCTTGTCGAAACTATCGAAGGCCATGAGATACTGGCTATCATCAATGGCAAATGCCTTTGATTTCGATTGAAACATAGCCGCCTTGATAACATCATAACGGCTTTTGCCTTTGTTGGCTTTTACAAGTTTTGCCACTGAAAGCGTCGCAAGGCCATTGTTCTTGAACGGCAGCGGCTTGCCAGCGACGTTAAAAATGCTTATCTCGCCTGGCTTGAAATTTTTGAGGGAACGGCTCTTACCGCTGCCACTTTCACCCTCGATTAGAACTGGTAGTCCCATGTTTTATTCCTCCTCTTTGATTTCTAGTGGGCATTGAGCGCCCACGAATGTGTCTGGTAAAAATACGATTTCGTCAGTCAGATTGCACCGACCAGAACGGCGGCTGAAAAATCTGCAATACTTGCAGGCGGCGTATGTAACACCTTTGTTGTCAACAGGGAACGCGGTTTCAACTACCGCATAGCCCCTGACATATTTCTGCACACCGTTGTCAAAACTAGCACTCATAGCAGGTTCAAATCCTCCTCTTCGTACTCGACCCCTGCCAGTTCGGCAAGGTCATAGATTGAAATATCGTCGTTCTGATTGATTTCTTCAATCAGAATTTCACGAAAGCAGTCTTTGCAGTAGTCTTTGCCTTCATAGCAGAAAACATTTTCATTTGCAAGGTCTAGCTGCCCTCTACACTTGTCGCATTCGACCACTGTATAATCACGGTCTCTGCCGCAACATCTACACCCGTCAGGGCAGCCGACACAATCATTAGCCGTGTAACGCATTTAAACCGCCCCTTTTGTATTTGAAAAATGCGATACCCCTATACATGAAGAAATACAGTCCGTATTCACTATTAATTACCTCGGCGCCGACCTCTTTTGCCACCGCCCAAATGTCAGGCGTGAAAATCTGAACGCTTGTTGTGGCATAATCAGACGGCAAAGCATCACTTGTCATCATAGGGTAAACGCCTTCGGTAACAGTCCCACATTCTTGCGTTTTTTTCATTTTTAGCTCCGTTAATGCCATGACGACCATATCGTCAAGCCTTTCTTTTACTGTCATGCTTTCGACCTCTCCTTTCCAATATTGCTGGCTCTGCCAGCTTGAAATCTCTGCAGGGGTAGCGCCTGCTACTTTCTAGGCAACTTTTCAGGTGCTTGCAATCCAAACATGAATAGCTAGTCACTTGGCTCACCATCCGGCCTTATCAATGATTTTAACTTTTGACAACTTATTCCCGCATTATATGCAGCTGTACATTGTTTGTCCATAGCAGAAAGCAATCCAGTAATGTCCAACAGCAACTTATTGAATTCCTTGTCAATTAGGCCAACTTTTGCGTGTGAGTCTGTCTGTTTATCAGAATATACAACAACTGGGATTAGCGAAAGTAAATAATTGTCATGTGATAGTTTTTTCCTCCTTGGCCAGCAATATATTGATGTACAGTCACGATAACGTGGCCAAGCATTAACCTCCGTAGGTTTTTCTGGGCCCCAATTTAGTTCATGCTGTTCGCATTCTCGCATAAACGCGTCATAATCTGTCTGTGTCTTTAGGCGAACTTTAAACTTGCCAGATATAAATCCGTCCCAATCAAATGCTGGTTTGGTGGTATTGATTATGTACTCTGCAAAAAAGCGTCTACAACAGGTCCCGGAAAGGGGACAATTCCCACAGTCATTTTCTACACAGCATTCCGCCGCCTTTACGATTTCCTCGTCAGTGATTTTCTTATTCATTCTCAATTTCCTCCCACTCAAAGCGACCTTTGCCGCTGTTACGCCACTGACCGATGCCTCTCAGCCTGCCGTAGTCCAACCACTCTCTTACGGCTGTTTCCATATCGTCTTTCAGAATAACGATAGTAAACTCAACTGTCGCTCCTGCAGGAACTGTCTCAGAGTGTGCCAGTGCGACACGTTCGCCCTGCGGCGTGCTTGCTCTCAACGGTCTCTGACATTCACCCATACCGCCCTTGAATTCGTATGGGATTTTTCGTTCCTCGACGAAGATAAGTCCGTCAATCTCTTTCTTGTACGCCTTGATTTTTGAGCTTGCCGTGCCTGATACCTTTTTCAGAACACCGCAAGCGTCCTTGAAAAGTCCTTTGATTTGATAGTCCCACAGAAATGGTGTGCCGTCTTCCAGTGTCGGGAATACCGTCATAGACTTTTCAACTACCTCAGCCACGCCAAGCGCGGCTATCTCTTCCTCACGGCTCTTTGCATCGGGTGCTTTCGATGCGATGTACTCATCGTGAATTGTGGTTGTTGCGTTTGCCGTTCCCAGAATCTCTTCGGTGAACGTCAACTTTACTTTGATTTTTTTCATGTTTTTGACCTCCGTTACGTTAAATTTATTTTTTCTTGCTTTTCGACGCCATACTGTGCCGAACTACGCCTTTGCTAGTCACTGCAGTTCCTTTGCTAATCACTGCTATGCCCTTGCGTCGCTATGCTTCTCAATGCCTTTGCTAATCAATGCCATTTCTTTGCATGGCACCGCCAATCTGCACCCTGCTATGCCTTTGCCTCTCGTTGCGTGTCAAAACTTCGCCTCGCCTTTGCTTGTCGGAACTTAGCTTTGCCGTTGCCTATCAAAACGGTGCTGTGCATACCTAGCCCTAGCTCCTCACCTCACAGCTTTGCCATTGCTTATCGACGCTATGCCGTTGCTTTGCTGTTCAAATCAACACCTTCACATTTCGCAGTCGTTCACAGGTTCGCTTTGCCGTAGCCAATGCTATTCATAGCAAATCCGTTGCATTGCGAATCTAAACTCTGCCATCGCTGTTTTCGTCACGGCTATCATCATCATCGCAGCTACTACGTTCATGTTTCCATTGGTGCTGGTCTATGATACATGCTATGAACAGTATCACAGCATAAAAAACTGTCAGTATCACGATTGCTGCGCCGATTATTGCGGTTATAAACATACCCTCTGACACTTTACCACTTTCCTTTCGTCTGTATCTCGACCTTGACAACAGGCTTTGAAGCTTCCTTGATCGCCTGCTCCAGTTCCTCACGGATTGCGGTTTCGGCTGTCTCCTTGATGTTTCGATATAGTCCGTAGACCGCCAGTGCGAATAGCGCCACACATAACGCTATTGCAGCCACGAATCTGACGATCTCCAGTGTTGCTATCATGCTGGTCATTTTCTTATGCTCCTTTCCTTGCAGTATTCTGCAAAGATTTCTTCGGGGTTCGCCCCGATTATCTTGCAGTACGTCACGATTTGTTCAGCATTCATGGTGCCGAACTGCCGTTCCCACCTGCTTACGGCTGTCTGTGCCATGTTCAGCCGTTTTGCGATTTTTGCCTGTGTAATATCGTTGTCGGCTCTGATAGATTTCAGCCGTTTGGATATCACGTCATTGGCTGTCATTTTCTTTGCAGGCATTGTTTTCACCCCCATTATTCGGCATGAACATCACGTGTAAGATAGTCCAGCGTAACGTTCAGCCATTTGGCTATCTGTAGAAGTACCGACGCTGGCATATCGTTTTTGTCCTGCCATTTGGACCATGTTCTGCGGTCTATTTCGATAGTCTTCGCAAGGTCCTGCTGGGTGAGATGTCTGCGTCTCAATTCACCATTGATGTTGTCAAATATCGTTGTCTTTTCAGCCATTTGTTACACCTCCGTTTTCATTTTGAATTTTCGTACTCGTTCTGAGTACATTATCATTATATACTCATTTTGGGCATTTGTCAACCCCAAATTGAGTACAAATATGTACAAATTTGAGATTATATTTTTGTACAAAATACTCATTTTGAAAATAATTCGCCCTATTTTCATTGACAAATTCCCATAATGGGTATATAATATATAGTAGGAGGTGATAAGAATGTTTGACAACCGCCTGAAAAAGCTGAGAATGGCGAAAAACCTCACACAAGAGGAAGTTGCAAAAGCCTTAGGCTTGCCGAAAACAACTTACTGCAACTACGAACGTGATGAGAGAGAGCCGTCAGCAATGACACTTTTGAAGATCTCAGCATACTTTGGCGTGTCCCTCGATTATCTTTGCGGAAACGAGGGCGAAAAAAATTCCCCGCCACCACAAAGTGACGAGGAAGCCAAGATTATCGACGCATTAAAGGTTCTTGAAGATAGCGAAATCAAAGACCTTGACAAATATGTCGATTTTCTCCTATTCAAGAGAGGGCTGCTTTAAGCAGCTCTTTTCTTTTTCTGCTCTTATTTTTTCCCACAATTCGGGGTGCTGTAGTATGTAAATCTTGTGGGCTAGTCTTTTTTCAAATTCTGTTCGTTCTTCTTTCGTCATTATTTTCTCCTCCTATGATTTATAGAACGTATGTTCGATAAGCCTATTATATACCATGTAATCACGGCTGTCAATACCCTTTTTATGTACTGTCCGAAAAATCGGACTAGAATAAAAAGACGTCAAAAAGTATTGCAAAATATGCGCTAAAATGCTATAATATACATGAAACACACATATATAGGCTATGTGTAAATCATAGCATTTTTATGGCATAAAATGCAAGCGTGTTTATAATATCGAACATTATTTGTTGAAACTGAACAAATCGTCAAGCCCACATTTTAGCGATTTTGCCAATAAAACAGCCGTTGAAATGCGCGGGTCAACGTTATAGTGTTCTATCTGGTCTATTTCCGAAAAGCTAACGCCTGACAGTTCGGACAGCTGGCGCAGTGTCAGACGCTGTGTGCGACGTATATCACGCAGATGTGTTTCGTATATCATATATATCACCTCTAGGGCTAGTATGTCCACAGGAGCCGTGATTATAAGAAAAGGGGCAGAAAAATGGGATTACGTTTAAGAAAATCAATAAAACTCGGTGGCGGTGCGAAGCTGAACATCGGTAAAAAATCCGTCGGTATGAGCGTCGGTGGAAAGGGCGCACGATACAGTGTCAACAGTTCAGGGCGGCGCACAAAGTCTGTCGGTATACCAGGCACAGGGCTGTCATATGTATCAACATCGGGCGGCAGAAAGTCGTCAAGCCGTAGTTCTCACGGCCGTAAAACGAGTGGCACATCAAAGGGCGGTTGCCTGCTGGTAATAATCATTTTCTGTGCTATATCGGTCATAGTCTATGGAATAGCGCACCTATTCGGCTATAGGCGGCCGACAAAGGTTGAATGGACTAATGACAACTATTCTATCGCACTGAATGACTATAATCGTGACTATAGCCACATAATCTATTTGCGAATCACAGGTGAAACCGACGCAGAGGACGTTGACCCGAAAGATATAAAAATTGAAATCAGTAATTCTGACGTTTGTCAGTTAGAATATGATGATAGCGGTGCATATGTCACCTATGACGTGAAACCTCTCAAAGACGGTTTTGCGGACGTGACCGCCACATATGATGGTGTGACATCTGACCCTATCACGATAACTGTTGATATGGGTGAAAAAGTCACTACTACCACCACGACAACAACTACTACCACCGCAGAGTCTGAAACCACCACCGAAGCGCCCCCTGTGCCAACTACCGCACAGGATCCAGCCGAAACGATAGTATATATCACGGCTTCGGGCGACAAGTATCACAACAAATCATGCAGATACTATGATGATACCTGCACGCCAATGAACCTACAGGACGCACAAAACGCAGGCTATAAGCCTTGCAAGGTGTGTGGCGGATAAACACCCCATAATAAAAAAGCCCCCACAGAGCGACCTGTGAGGGCGTGTACAGCCAAACCTAGCAAGAGATGATACTATAGTAGGAAGTACCCTATTATTTTATCATAAATTGAAAACATTGTCAAGATAATAGGAGGAATTTTACATGGCAACAGCGAAAAGACTGCCGAGCGGAAGTTATCGTGTGAGAGTGTACGATAAAAACACCGGTAAATACAAATCGTTCACGGCCGAAACGAAAAAAGCCGCCGAGCTTGCGGCGGCGGAATGGCTGATAAAATGTCAAGACGAAGAAAACCAGCAAATAACATTCCAGACCGCAGCTGAAGAATATATCAAAATAAAAACGCCTGTGCTATCACCCACCACGATACACGGCTATCAGACTATCCTGCGCAACAATGTTGACAGGCTGAAAGATATTCCGATTGACGAGGTTACGCCGCAGCTAGTGCAGGACTGGGTAAACGGTTTGACCGTTGATAAATCGCCGAAAACTGTTCATAACATCTATGGTTTTTTTACAGCTGTTATGTCATACTATGACGTGGATATACGGCTAGGAAAAATTCGTTTGCCGTCCAAAACGAAAAAATTTAAAATTCTGCCTGATGTTGAAACCGTAGTGGACCTGTTCCGTGGGTCAGATATAGAAATTCCTGTGCTGTTGGCTGTATGGGGCGGTATGCGTATGTCGGAAATACTGGGTATCCGTCGCAAGGACCTATGTGGTGATGTGTTGACACTGTCGCAGGTGCGTGTCACAGTTGGCAAGGAAATAATTGACAAAGAGCAGGCTAAGACCTACAACAGTCGCCGACAGCTACGGCTAGGGCAGCCGATAGTAAATCTAATAGACAGCCTAAACTTGCAACCCGATGATTATGTTGTGACCTACACCCGAAAACAGGTGTACGGCCGTTTCGTCAAAACAATGCGATCGGCAGGCTATCAGATCACATTTCACGATCTACGCCACATCAACGCCAGCGTCATGGCGAAACTAAATATCCCTGATGTATACGCTATGGAACGTGGCGGCTGGAGTAACACCAGCACATTGAAATCGGTATATCAGCAAACGTTTGATACAGACCGCCAGCGTATTGACCAAACCATTGATGACTATTTTCAGGACATATATGACACGAAATATGACATGAAAAATATAAAACAGCGTAAAAACGTAGTTTGAATAACTTTTGCCGTGGGTTCAAGTCCCGTCACCTCGACCAGCACAAAACCGTTTATTTACGTTAAATCACGTAGATAGGCGGTTTTCTTTATGTCCTAAAATGCTAAAATATGCGTAGAAATGATAAAATATCATTCAAAATGATAAATATATGACACGAAATATGACACGGAATTTTGCACACGCTAAAATTTTGCTCTGAAAATATGCACAAAAAGCAAGACTATATTTGTGCAATCCTACAAAATTCAATGTTATCTACATTTTTGTTATCTAACTACTTGACTTTTACTAGATAACATGGTATACTATAATCACAGGCAAGAGATGAGACCTGAAATCAAAAATTAATTTTCGGAGGTACAAAATCATGAAAATCACAGGCGTTAAGAAAGCAGTAGGAACTTACAAGAGAGCAAACAGCGGTGGATATTATCGTTCATCATATGGCGCTTTGATGGTTGATATGTCAAAAGGTTATGTATGGTGCGACGAATTTTCAGACAGATTTTCGTATATCGCCTATGACGATGAAAACATTGCACGCATAAATCTTGAAGGTGAGCCAGCAACCATGCAGAACGTAAAAGCAATTGCCGAAAGAATGTGCGCTGAACACGTCGCATAAAACAGCCCTGATGAGTATCTGAAAATTGATACGAAACGCCCCACAAAAAAGGGGCGTCGGCTGGAAAGCAAAATAAATCTGAAAGGATATGATTTTATGAGCAAGTTGAAAGACATGAGAGAAGCAAGAGGCATGACACAAGATGAGCTGGCAAAGAGGATAGGTTCTGTCAGAAGCTATATCTGCCGTCTTGAGAGCGGTGCGCAGGATATCAATTTTATCCAGGCGAGCACGTTAGGACGTCTATGCACGGCACTGGACTGCAAGCCGGAAGATTTGCTGGAAGCTGACAGCTTCGAGTTTGAAGAGATCAACGGCGAAAAGCGGCTGATAGTTGACGGACTATACTCCCCAGAGGGAAACTATTTACTGGTAAAAGTCAAAAACCGCACATATCAGCTGAACATGATCGATTTTTCAAACGTCTATGATGTATCGAAATATCTTATACCACGTGGAAACGCCAATATCCCACGAAGTGCAGCAGAGTTCGACAAAAAGGCATACTGGATATATAAAATGGCGCCACGTGACGGCGTGGAAGTCAAAGTCCTGGACCCTATCAGCCCCGAAGACTGGAAGACGTTCGTTGAGAAACTAGGGCTGACCGATGACGACATTTCGGACGAATTTGAAGTTGTCAAAGGTAAGAACTATGGTGAAAAGTGTGAGAAGCACTATATTTGCAGACAGATAAGACTTACCATCCCGAAAAATTCGGTTACGATTGAGCGAGAGTTGAAAAAGCACGGCATAGAAGCAACAAATGTAAATATCGACCGAATAAACATCAGGGTAAAATGACATGGCAAAACAAAAATACGAATTGCTGCCAGACAAAGTAGTTGCAGCCAATGCAGAAACCATAAAAGCCATAGGGCATATCGCAACCGATACCGATATAGTGGATTATGTCAGCGGTCAGCTGATGCGTGACTATATCAAATTCGGTAAGAAAACCCTAGACGAAGCCGCCAAGTTGACCGAACAAACGATAATGTCAGATGATTTTTTAGACAAGCTGGGTGCTATAAAAAATATGACAAACTGGTACTATAGTGGACGGCAAGTGTATCTATTTGATGATGATTTTGCCAGCCTGCTCAGCGGTCAAGGCACAGCAGATTTGAAAATCAGTGCAGACGTTTTCAAACAATTGCCATGCAACTGTTTTTACGTCCAGCGAAAACACAAAAATAGCGTGGGTTTCTTTTTCGACTTGCAGGGCGACCGAATGACAATGACAGAATATTTTTTTGACGATGCCGAAAAAGACTACTATTCGGAATCAATCGCTATAGAATTGCAGTATGATATGACAGTTGAAGACCTGATATATAAAATTCTAGGCAGCTATGCCAAAAAAGACAAGGCAGGCACTAAGGCAATGATATGCGACATAGCCGAAAAATTGCAGTTCATTGTATATTTATCGGCTGTAAATGCCGAAATCGCACCAGTCACGAAACGCCAAGTGCAAAAGGAACACACCGCACCACGCCCTCAGAAGCCGTCTGCACAGCCACAGAAATCAGCCATAGCCAATGTAGGGTACCGCATTGGCATTGCCGTGCGCAAGCATAGGCAGGCTGAAAGCAGTGTCAGTTATCAGCATAGTCCACAAGGTCACAGCGCACCGAAAGCACCGCACATCAGGCGTGCGCATTTTCACGGCTACCATACCAACAACGGCTATCAGGTAAAATGGCTGAGTACAATTTTTGTGAACGCTGAACGTGATGACAACAATATAAGCACGATTCATAAGGTTCTGCAATAACTGTGTATCTGCAATGAAAAAAAGCCGCCAGGGCAAACGCTCTGACGGCTAAATTTATGCTAATTTTATGCGAATTTTATAAGACTATTTCTTGATTTTTTCACGCAGTTTCTTGATGAATTTTTTTCCTGCAATGCCGTTCGGTTTGTATCCCCATGCTTTCAGCCTTGCGTTGATAGCACCGACAGTGCCCTTGCCGATGATTGCATTATCGTCCAGCTTTGCGCCGTCAAGTATCAGTAACTGTTTCAGGGCATACGACCCGTCTGTGTTCGCACCTTTCTTATAGCCTTTTGTTTCCAGTGTGGGCGGATTGATAACGCTCTGATTTTTCGGGCGGAGAACGCCCAAGACATGGTTATAGTTGTGATAGACACGTGTGCATGGGTCATTCTTGCCCAGCCAGTTCTGGTCATAGCTGTAGAAATACTTTGTGCTGCCTTCGCCTGTGGCTATTGCAACGTGACCATCTTCGCCGTTGAGAGATTTCCCCCATACCACGATGTCTCCCTTTTTCGGTACGAATGATGGCGTATTCGCAATTTTGGTAAAATATTTCTTTGCTGGTTGGCTGTCGAAATTTGTGTAAATCATGTATGCGTGCAGACCGATGAACATACCGCACCCGACAACGTCCCGGTTGAACTGATTCGCCAGGTCAAAACACTGTACACCGTACAACTTATCGAAATTAATGCCCTTGCCCTTATATTTCTTCACAAATTCGTCAAATGTCATTGCCATAATTAGTCCTCCTTGTCTTTAAAAACTCCGAATTTTGCCACTATTTTGTTTATCCAGCTTGCCTGTGGGTTAATCTCCCCATAGTTTTCCAGTATAGAAACTATTTCCATGGCAAAAATATATCCGAAAACAGCCAGTGCAGTTATAGTTCCTGCAATGCCTGCCAGTTCGCTATGCCCATAGTAGTGGCCTAACTGCTCAAAGCCGATTTCCGAACCGATAGCCACACCCATGACGACTATCTCAGCCAATTTGTTTAGACCACCCTTGCGCATTTTCGATGAACGGACATCGCCCTTGCAATAGGCTTTTATCCAGCCAGTGGCAAAATCAGCCAGCGCAAGCCCTATCACGATCATCAGCATTATTATGTATTTCACTTTACTACCTCGCTTTCATACTTTTCCCCTGTGATTTCCTCGTACTGTGCAGGGGTTATCTTCCCCCTGTCAGCAAAATCTTTGACCTGTTCAGCGGTGTACAGCCCCAAGTCGTACAAACGTTTGACCTTTTTATACATTGTCGTCACTCTCCTCAATTAGCGTGTCGGTCATCAGTGCAGTGTATAGCACCTGTGCTTCCAACTCATCAACCTTTGTAGCCTTCTTTGGTTGGAAGTCTTCTTGGGATAATCCTAACTTCTCAACCATCTTTTTCTGCAACTCTGTCATGTTGTACCTCCCACTTCACTCAGTTTCACGATATACTCTTCTTCTGACGGCACTGGTATATGGTAATTATCGTTGCTGTTTTTGAATGTTACTGAACCCCCTGCTTCGACTGTTAGATTTCGCAGGAAATCATCTGCTAGCATGGTTGAAATGTCTGTGATTATAGGTGTATCTAACGCCTTGATTTTCGTTCCGTCAATAGCGTTGTTTTGGGTATAGGTCTTAGCCTCATAGTCTGTCACATTCCCCTCAATGCCGTAGCCAGGCAGATTGCGGACAGATTCGGGGATTGGGTAAACGTTGCTGTGGTATGGGGCGTAGGCTGTCGGGGTGTCGCCTAGTTCGACTTGGATATCTCGTACTATCACATCTCCACGCCCTGTTCCATATGACATTGCCAGTGTATCATTTTTTGTTTTTGGCGTAAATGTCAATTTTGCGATACCCGTAGTATTCGCAAGAACTCGCTCGCCTTTTGCATAGGAACTTTCAATTCGAGCACCGTCTATTCTAGCTACCCAAAAAAAGCTAGTTAGTTCAGGCGGAACAGTAGCCTTAAGAGTGGCAACGAGTGTTTTACCTATATATTTTCCGACAGGAATGTTTATGCTTGCAAAACCCATAAAGTTGTTCACATAACTACCATCAGACTGCTTATATGATACGTAATAGTCATCTGCATTTAGCAAATTCTTTCCCTGCTCAACGACGCTCTCTGTTTCAGCGCTGACTATTTCGCCGTCAATGACCTCAGAATGACCACCTATTGACTTCACCGACATCAGCTTTGCCCCTGTAGGAATAGTCTTGGCATATGCCGTATCGCTGTCAGTTTCAAACTGGTGTGTTATGCCGTTGCCCAAGTCATACAGTGCATTTACCCTGCGTTGCAACTCTTTGTCCGTTAGTTTCACGTTAGCTATCTCAGCAGTATTCTCAGCAATTTTTCCAACAGCGGTAGTGTAGTCCTCAGGCAAACTGTCAGCTATGGATTGTGCTGTCTGCGCAGCGGTTTCAGCGGTTTTGCGGTCCTCTGCGACCTTAGCGGCGTTTTCTGCCACATTAGCCTTGTCAGCCGTGACTTGTTCTGCCAACGTCTGCACTGCCTGTCTGTCTGCCACAGTGCTGTCAGCGCAGTTCTTTGCGGTTTTAGCATAACCAGCCGTTATAGTCTTATCAGCCTCAGTCTGCTGTGCTGATGCAGATGCCTGGGCTGCGGATATCTTAGCGGCGTTCTGTGCTGTGACCGCCTCAGCACGGGCGTTTTCTGCACCCTGCATGGCAGTGTCTGCCTGTGTTGCGGACGTTTCAGCAGATGCCTGTGCTGTTTCAGCACGTTCCGCCGCCTGTTCTGCCGTATCGGCTGATTTCTCTGCGGCTGTGGCAGATTTCTCAGCGTTTTCAGCCGCTGTAGTCGCTGTTTCTGCGGCGGTGACGGCTGTCTGCATATCTGCGCGCGCCTGTTTACCTATGGCGTCTATGCGGTCTAGTGCGTCCATAGACACATCGGGCGATGGTACTGCATTATCGCCTATAGCCGCACCGATACGCAGGCGGAATATGCGTGATTTTTTCACCAATATGTATTCGTTACCTGACAGCTTCTTTGCACATATCTGACACGATACTGTCTGCGCTGAACGCAGTATATCTGCCGTAGGTGTCCACTGTCCGCCTGTGATATCGACCTCATATGTCACGCCGTCGCCGTAGTCTATCGTCATTACATAGCGGTCTGCGCCGTCTACTGTCAGCCCTTCGACCGACACGGGTCTAGCATTCGTTTCACCGACGTAGCCCAGTAGGGCTGTGCTTAGGGCTACGTCATAGTCTGAATTTAATGTTATCGTCATTTAATCACCCCTCTTTACTCTATTGCAATATAGTCAACATAGTATGTTCCTGTTGGCACATTGACAATAGTTGCGCCATTGCTAGGACCCATGCAAATTACTGCGAAATATGCACCCTTGTATACCTGCACATGGGTGCAATAGTTCTGAAATGGACTAGGCGTGCCGATATCCCTCAGTGATACGCAAATTTGTTTCGGCACAAAATCCAAATTTAGCGGTATTTGTACGCTTGACGCCGCCTTTTCCAGCGTGTATTCAATTGTACCGCTTTTGACCTTGTTCTGGTTTAAATCATTTACCGCCTGCTCCGTTGCCGTCAGTGCGTCAACCAACGCCTGGCGAACATCACGGCCGTAAAATTCGTTTCTGACAGTTTCGATTGCTGCTGCCAAATCAACATTGTTTGCCATTTTACCCCTCCTAGTCTAGTGTGTGGTTTTTTGTAGTGATACTGTTGCACATGATATCACCTGTTTTGCCGTAGCACTGTATTGCGGTTTTTTCATTTTCGTTATACAGGTACATCGCCCTGTTATTGGTATCAACTGTAAATACCTTTTTACCGTTGTCTGTATACGTTGATATGTTACCGCTGTTTGTGTCTAGTGAAAATTTTAATTCATTATTCCAATAGCCCGACATAGCACCAGCCTGCAGGACGATATGACCGCCGATCGTACTGTTATCAATGCGTATCTCCAGTGGGCTGACTTTCAGCGTCCACTCGTTGTGTGACAACTGAATTGCACTGGTATTTTGGCTAGATGTTTGAATATTAATGCTTCCGCCTGTAATAGTCGCTGATTTCGACGACAGCTTGTTAGCGACCACGTTTCCGCTCTCGTCCACCTTGAACGTTCCACTGCCGTTGTTGATTTTCAACCCTGTCAGGGTCAGGGCGGTTATAAAACTAGCCACCAAATTGCCGTCGATGGTCCACGCATTTGTGTACGGTCCGTTTTTCGCAGAACCGCCGTCCGATGATTTCCAAAAACCTAGCCCATTTTTGTTTAATTGAATGCAGGATTTACAGGTATTTATATCAGCCGTATCCATAATCAGAATGCGTTCTGGTTTCTCAGAAGGATCAAGAATGACATGACCGCCCTCTGCGCCTGTTATCAACTTTGTAGCATTCTCGATTTTACTGTCTATGACCTGTCTATTTCTGAATTCGCTATCGTCAATAGCGGTCTGCAGGCTCTTGGTTTTGGCTGTCATGAACCATGTCATGGTTTCAAATTTGTCGCCAAATGTCAGCTCGGATTGTTCAGGGCTGTCAAGGTTTATAGTAATGCCGATTATGCGCAGATCTTCATCAATCCCCATGAGAAGGTTGACCACACGATACCAGCACCCCAACTCAAACTGTTCAAAATTCATATCAATTGTTGACAAATCAACCGCAGTTATTTTATACTGCTTTTTGGTTTTGTTCGCACTTTTTAGGAATGCCGTGGCTTTTGTTTTCAAAATTGACGCCTGTGTTACGTCGTCCCACGTCTGTGTACCGCTGATTACGCCATACTTAGCGACCAACGCACTATCTTCGATATAGTCTTTACCGCCGTTCACGCTGCCAATCGTCAGCCTTTTCTCGCTGTCGGTCTGCTTTGCACCCAACGGATATAGCCGTGTAATAACGCTCGTTTCGTCAATTTCACGGCTGATAGTTTTGAGATTTACCGCCAGTTCTATCTTTGTGTCAGTGCCGTGTCCGATATGCTCCAGATAGTCTATGTACACTTTGCCGTCTTGGTCTCTTAGCTGGATTTCACCGCCGAATTTTCCGACCAGTTGTTCAGATATAGCGTCCATAGTCGATACCCAATTGACAGAATATGTGTAATTATTTTCGCCCGTCACAGTGACCTGCCCGACCGATATGTGTTTGTCATCGCCGACCTGCGTATTGTGTTTGGAAATGAATGACGCTAGCACTGTCCGAATGCCTACCATTTTGTATTCAACATACGGCTGAACGCTGTCATACAGCCAACCTAAACGCCCCTCGCAGGTGACAGATTTACAAATCAGCCCTTGTTCGTCCATGCTGTCAGGACATTTCAGCACACGCCCGATAAAAACGTCTTTGCCTGTGCTATCGTCCGTGACAGTGACTGATGTTGTCAGTGGTTTCAGTTTGTTGTATCCTGCATTGTCGGGGTATATGGTAAACGTAAAACTGTCAACGGCATTGACAGCCTTGACGATTTTTCCACCTGAAATGCGGTCAAGGTTATCGCTATGTATCGTGGTTTTTTCAGTACCATTTGTGATAGTGACAGTGTGCATTTATAAAACCTCCTCATGCAGATCCAGTGTGAGCGACCCGAAGCCATACGCTGACAAAGTATTCAACCCAGGCTGTAAAATCAATTCGTCCATATCGAATGGTTTTTCTGTCGGTCTGTATACCTTTTCGGATATATCAACGTTGTTATTTTGAAAATACGTGAATCCCACCTTGTCGGTATCATCAGCAGACCGCCTATATATCAGACGTGGTTTTATCGGCACGTCTGAATACAAATAGACCTTTAGCACACCCATAGGGGCGTGTGGAGCCATTTCAATAGCCGTCAACGTCATATCCGTAAGATTCAGATAGTCATTTTCAAAGCTGAAATCGTCAAATCCCTTGTCGGAAAAATCATCAGATAACTTATACGGCTGTGCTTTGAACGTCGCCGTTACCTCAACATGATAGCCCTTTTCACTTTCGGTGCAGCTGATTGCTCTCGCCTTATAGTGGTAAATTTCGGCATCGTCATATAGGTCACATTCGCCAGCCGACAAAATCCAGTTTTCAAAATCTGCCACTGTTTTCCGCAGGGCGGTTTTCGGGCAGTCCATAAACACAAATTTATAGGTCAGCGTTCGTGTATCATAGGTAGGTTTACCACCATTCTGATATGTGAAACATATGTCGCCATTGCGGTATGGTATAGTAGCCGATATATCCCTGATACTTGGCGGCGGTGTACTGCGTGATGTCAGTAACGCTCCGAAATCAGCATAGGAAATTTTGCCATTTATCGTTATACTAGACATTGTCCGCCACCCTCCTAGCGTTCAGATTGATTTTTTCAGCCATAGCAACGTCCATGTATGGCGCTGTCACTGTGGCAAAACGTTTTCCGTCGATGTTCATAACCACTGTCAAATCACCGCTCTTGCCGTGCTGTGTGGTGCTGTCGGTTTCGGTTGATATTTTGTCAGCCGTTTTTCTTGCGGTTTGCCTGCCTATCATGACAGGGTCTAATTCAGCCGATACACCTGCAACGCTGTCAACAATAGCCTGCGCCTCGTCCACTGGTTCGTCTGCAGTGTCTTCCATGCCGACGGCAATACCTGACGGCAGATACTGACCGACCTTTTTCGCCATAACCCTTGACGGGGAATGAATGTCAAAGAAATCGCAAAATCCGTCTATGATAGCACTTCCAACATCTTCAACAACGCTCCAAATTCCACTGACCGCAGAAACTAATCCGTTTAAAATGCCTTTGAGAATATTTGCACCCAAATCCAGCCAATCAACGTCCTTGAAGCCGTCTATGATAGCACCGATTATTTCGGGAAGAGCGTCGATAAGGTCAGGCAGAGCCTGTGGCAAGCCCTGTGCTAATGCGACTATCAATTCCATACCAGCCTTGACTAGCGCAGGCAGATTATCCGTCAAAGCCTTTGTGATAACTGGTATCAACGCTATCACACTGTCTATCAAATCGGGCGTGCACTTGGTCAGACCTGTTATCAATCCTGTTAGCAGTTGGAAACCGCCCTCAATGATTGCTGGCAGATTTTCAATCAGCGTGTCTGTTATTTGTTTTATCAGGCTAGGCAGCATCGGCATCAACTGTTTGATAACGTCATTTAGTCCGTCAATCAGACCTAAAAACAGCGTGATCGCACTCTGCACCAGTTCAGGCACTAGCGTCGGGATAGTTGAGACCAACGCATTTATCAGCCCAAAAAAGCCGTTAAGCAGTGACGGCAGAATCGAGTTGATTAGTGACGGCGCAGATTGTGCCAGCGATTGAATGATAGATGTTAAAACTGTGGTTGACGCTGTGATTAGTGTAGGGGCGTTTTCGGCAAGCGTTTCTGACGCAGAACTGAACAGCCCGGATATAACAACAGGAATTTGTTCAGTCAAGCCGTCAAGGCCACCACTGTCATATGCGTCTAGCAAACTAGAAACACCGTCAAACAGTTGGGTAAAACCGCCTGACAATTTCTGAACTGCTGGCAACGATTTTGTCAGAAAATCTGCCGCCATTCCCTTTGCACCTGCCATAACAGGTGTGAACGCAGTTCCCAAAGATGCAAGGGCGTCCTGCAATTCAAAACTAGCACGTTCATAGTCTAGCGTTGATTTATTTGCAGATTGGTATTCGTCATTGATTTCCGACAGACCCGAATTTGCCAGCCAGTCTAGGGCATACTGCTGACGCTCTGCTTCTGACGTGCAATTCTGTAGACCCGCATTAAAATCATCAACACTATCGCCCATACGCCCGATAAGTTCTGAAAACTGACCTGTCGCAGCACCTGTTGCAAGGGTTTCCTGCAAGCTGTCCGAAAGGCTCTCGATTTTCAAAGTGTCAGGAAATTTTTCAACCGCTCCACTGAGTGCGTTTATAGCAGGCGTCATTTGTTCATCGCTGAAACCGACAGCCATAAGGTTTGATAACGCTTCAATGCTGGAATCGGATTCGCCTGTGATAGCCACCAAATCTTGCATTTTTGATTTCATTAAATCAAAATCGTTGCCGCTGGTTTCGGCGTTTGTTTTCAACTTGGTCATATCGCTGTTCCACTCACGGCTGGTTTCAACGTTTGCCGCAAGCGCCGTTGTTACAGCTGCAAGACCAACACCTATGGTTTGCGTGTATTTTTTGAACCCGTCAGCCGCCTTGCCTATCATAGCCGTGTCTATCTTGCCCAGCGTTGCCGTGAACTTTACGGCCTTGCTTGTTGCACCGCCTATGACAGAACCGACTTTTTCGACTTTCTTTATGACAGGTTCGACCTTGTCTTTGGCTTCTTTGAACGCTGTGCCGATAGCATTGACATTTTTCTTTTCATCTTTCAGGCTTGACAGCTTCGACTTCGTTGTTTCCAACTCTCGTTGAAATGCACGATACTGTCCTGCGTCTATCTCACCCTTTTTATACTGCGCTGTGACCTGTGATTGCGCTTCTTTCAGCACGTCTAACTTTGATTTTGTTTCCTTGATACTGTCTTTCAGTAGGTCTTGCTTTTGCTTGACCAGTGTGACGTTGTTCGGGTCTAGCTTCAGGGCTTTATCGACCGCTTTCAACTCGCTTTCCAGTTCACGGCTCTTTTTGTTTGTTTCTTTCAGCGCCTTGTCAAGACCTGTGGTGTCACCGCCTATTTTTATCGTAATACCCTTTATGCTACTTTTTGCCACCTATCATTACCCCCTTTCCGAAATTTTCTCGCAAAGCCTGTCGGTCAGGCTTCGTCAAGGTCAACCTATATGCGTTATCCAGGTATTCTTGACCGCTCTCTGTCTGCCTGAGCCGTGCGATAAATGCGTCACGGCGTATCAGCAGATAGTCATAGTAGTCCATATCATCAACATCATATAGCGATATGCCCATATAGTCCGCAACTAATTTTTCCCACGTTGAGGAAATTTCATATTTTTCCCCCTCCCTATCCTGCGGCGGATAGTAGGGGAGTGCTAGTTTTTTGAATTTTTGATTTCTAGCAGATAGTCGATATATGTGCGGTAGAACATCTGAATGTCATAGATGTCCCAATCAGCTAGTGTTTCAGCCGTTATTGGTATCTTTGCGATGTTGTGTGACATCAACCTTGCACACATTTCGATTGCTTCGTCCAGCTTGTTGCCGCCTAACTTTGCAGATATTTCCCCGAACGCTTCAATCTCACCCTTTGTGGGCGGCATAACAAATATCGTGGTATGCTTTTCGTCAGCCAGCTCAATGCGCAGGCTAGGTTTTTGCATTTTATTGAAATTCAACGTCTTTGGCATTTTATACACCTCCAAAAAAACAGCCCACTGAAAAATTCAGTAGGCTGTGTATTTGTGTTGCTTATATGGCACTTATCGACTTGTCTTCTTCGATATAGGTAATCAGCGTTCCCTCGCTGTCGCTTGGCAGTGCTTTGAACTCTGCGTCGATAACGCTTTCCTTGTCCTTTGCGAACGCCAGTTCGATGCCGCTCTGGTTGTTGCCCACGATCATAACCCATATATCTCCGTCAACTGCGTCAACGTGGTGGAAACACAAAACATATCTCTTGCGACGCATATTCTTCAGACCGCCAATCTTGACAGTTCTACGTTTCTTGCTGGTATCTTCTGTAACTCTTGCGGTATCGCAGAGAACATCAAGGGTATTGCCATTGAATACCATGATACCAGTTTTCAGTGTAGCCTCTTCTTCGGTGATGATTGTCTTCTGATGTGTGCCGTCATCATCACTTGCGGTGTAGAATGTCGGCTTATAAGACAGGGTTGCGCCGCCCTGAATATAGCCCAGCACATTGGCTTCTGTGCAGATAGTATCAACATCTGGCACTGTTTCACCGCTGAAATCCTGATAGTAGATATAACCGCTTCCAAGAATAATGTTACTTGGGGCTTTCTTTGTTTCAGCCATTTTAATTCCTCCTTTTTAAATTTGTGATTTATGTACGAATAATTTTTCAATAGATTTTGGACGTTTGTTATTACTATTTAACGTCCTTAAAATTTCTTTTTGCCAAACGCAAACAAAATCGTCAGGTGCTTGCAATTCCGAAATAAACACTGTGTTCTTCTCGCTGATTTTTCTCATGTATTTCCAAAATTCAGAACTGTCAAATTCGCCTGTTGAATAGCCTGTAACGCCAACATATGGTGGGTCAGCGTATACTATAGATCCGTCAGGAATGTCAACACTGCGATAATCGGTACAGGTAAATTTTGCTGTTTTAAGATTTTCAATATCTCGCATTATAGCATTCCTACCTTGTTTGGCATAGTTGTCACCCTTTTTGTTTCGGGCATAGCCGCCAAACCATTTCGCACCAAACGAACACCCAAAGCCCACAAAACCTGTCAACGCCTTATCCTCGTCCTTATGCTCACGAATATATCTATATTGTTCTTCTGATATATTTTCGGGCAAGTCATAGCCGTTTTGTAATGCCTGATACATAGCTATCAGATATAGGTGCAGGTCATTGCATATAACATTTTCAAAATGTGGTGCTAATTTCGTTTCGATTGCACAGCCGCCGCAGAACAAACTTACAAACGTCTTAGCATTTTCCTTTTTTTGTAAAATAAGTTCTGAGATAGGTTTTGCAATTTTGCATTTGCCGCCTAAATATTGCATTGTTTCTTCCTTTACTTCAAATAATTGATAAATGAATATCTTATCTGATACTCCTTGCTGTCCTCTATCCAGCTTTCAGACTTTTCCAAGTCAAAATCTGCAAACTGTTTTTCAACAGCCGTTTCTAGTTCAACGTCGATTTTTCTAGTGTACAATTCAATGACTATCGTCTGCTCTCGCAGGCTTGCGGGGTGCATATCGTCTCCGCTGTCTATGGTGCTTTCACGATAAAACACGCAGTAGGGCGTTTTCATTTCATCACGTGATGAATAGTATGCGACTTTGTCTTTCAGTTCGTCGATAGCCGTTAATCGTGAACGTATGTCAGCCAATGTCAAACTCATTTCTTCAACCTCGTTTCTATCAACTCAGGCAGCGTCTTTTGTGCATATTCCTCAACTGGTTTGATATGCACAAATGCCTTTACTCTGCCCTTGCCGCCTTTCTTTGCGTGACCGTGCTCCAGCAAATGTGTCAAATAATAGTATTTTTTATTGCGCACCACAACACGCTTGTTGCCCGACTTAGCGTATACTGTTTCGGCTTTCCAGCTTTCGGCATACTTTCCTGTTCGGCGTGGTGATGTGGTTTTCAACTTTTCAACACACTGGTCTGCAACCTCGTCGATACAGCCGTCAACTATCTTTGCGGTTTCTTCGCTGTATTCTTTCAGGTCATCAGCGACCTGTTTCGCCAGCTTGCTGACATCAATCTCAACCGACTTCATCAGTTATCACCGCCAAAACGTTCAGCCGTCAGTTCAATGGCTGTTCCTGCTACATATGTGCGTATGATACGATATTCCCGACCGTTGTAGAATAACATATCCTCGTCATCATAGTCATAGTAATCTGCCATTTTGATTTTCAAAGTGGGTTGAAACCCTGCCTGTGCGGCACTGTAAAATTCAGAACGTGAAATTGATGATACCTGACAGAACACTTCTTTGGCATTCTCCCAGTCAACGACCTTTTCTTGATTTCCTATCTCGTCTGAAACTATCTTTGCTTTGGCGATTTTTACAACATCATTAAACATTGTTAAATCCCCTCCGTGTAGTCCTCGTTCAGACTTAGTGCGTCTCGCAAACGCTCGTAATTCTTGCGGAAATCTTCTCCCTTGCCGTTGAAATCATACTGCCATTTGACATAGTTTTCGATAGCCTTTTTCAGAATTGCGCTGCAATCGTCAGCGTCAAAGGGAACGAACACGCCCACACGCTTCAAGTCCTCCATGCAGGCGTCCACGTTTGACATAATGTCGCTATCTAGCTTGTTATGCGATATCCTCAGCGAATTTTTCAAACTTTCTAGCATTCGTTATGCCCCCTTTATCATCATGATTACTTGCTTTTCTTGGTGAGTGTTACAAGGCTGTTCTTGTCGACGACCTTGCCGTCTACCAGCATAACAGCCTTTGTTACCTGGTCTTCAGTGTCATTATCCTCATATCTCTTGACTGTCATGGCAAGATTTGTGTTGAGGATATAGTCCTCAGGGCGGAAGAAGAATGCCACGATGGTATCAGCCGATACAGCGTCCGCATAAGCGTCGATATCATCTGAGAACACAACAGGTGTGCCCAGAACCGATGGGTGCATATCTCCATTAAGACCATAGTTGACCCTAGCGATAGGCTGTCCGTTTGTGTCTGTCAGTGCCTGGATATCGCAGAATGTTGCATAGTTCATGAACATCTTAACGCCTGCTCTGTACCCTGACGGAATTTTCTTTTTCATATCCCACAGGGTTTTGTATGTAATACCGCTTGCCAGTGCAACGTCCACGTTCTGACCGCTGACAACAGTTTCCTTTGTGATACCCTTTGGCTTGCCTGAGCCGTCACCTTTGATGATTGCTGTTTCGATAGCAGCGATCATTGCGTCGGCTACCTGATTAGCAAATGTTGTCTCAAAGAAGTCGAGTGATACCACAGAAACTTCGAGTGACATGGAGATAGCACATCTCAGCTTGTAATAGCTGAATGTGATTGAGCCTGTAGTCTTCTTCTGTGTGTCAGAACTTGCGCCCTCAGCGACCCATGTTGCAACAGGCTTGGCGCTTGAAGTAGGGATTGTCACGCCACCCTTGATATTTGTCTTTGTAACAAGGGCATAGATCTGTCCGTGCTCCTCCAGCTTCTCAACTATTCTCTGCATAGTTGTTGACGGAATAACAGCAGCAACGTCAGTGGTCTTTGTGGACTGCGCCTCGTTCGCAAACTTCGCAGGAATTGGTGTACCCTCGAGAACGTTGTGCATAAATGCAGTTCTGTACTCGATACTGTCATAGATGTTTGATGTGTGTGTGATCGCATTCTCGCTCATCTTGTTTTCATTCCTTTCAATCAGATTTTTCATAGTTTCTGACGCATGGTCCTTTGTCATAGCGTTCAGATTTGCCTGTGTCTTTGCCGCTTTTTCAGCGTCATTCATCAGCTTTTCAGCTTCCTCAAAATTGCCCTCGTCGATGAGAGCCTGAGCCTTATCAAGCATTTCCTGTCTTGTCATTTTTATAACCCTCCTTTAGTTTGTCTAGCCTTGCCTGTGCTGTTATCTTTTTATCAGCACGCTCAGCCTTCATTTTTTCGATTACGTTTTGCGGTATGATATCGCAGTAAGCCGCCACCAGCTGTGACTTGACGTTCTTGCTTCCTGCAATTTCGTCTATCAGCCCCAGTTCGACCGCTTCATCAGCCGTCAGCCATGTTTCCTTGTCCATGATTTCCAGTGCCTTTTCCTTTGTCATGCCTGATTTGGTTATATAGGCATTTGCAATAGTTTCATTGGCTTTTTGCAAAATCTCTGACATCTTGTCCATGTCATGGTAATCACCTCTTGTCGCTGATGATACGTTGTGCACCATAATTTGTGCCGTCGGTGATATATCTGACTTGCCTGCACACGCTATCACACTTGCCGCACTTGCCGCAAGACCGACAACGTGTATTTTGACATCACCTGAATATTCACGGATTGCCGAATAGATTTCGGACGCCGCAAAAATATCACCGCCGCCAGAATTGATGTAGACCTCCAACGGCTCGCCTTTTTCAGTTGCCGCAGTTATATCTTTTAAGACCCTCGCAGGGGAAGTGGCGTCAATCTCGAAAAGGTCATAGATCCACTGGTCATCATTCGGAATGATTGTACCTTTGACGTTAGTTTTCATCGCTTTCACCTCCCTCGCCGCTGTCTATCTTTGCCGTGTCTAGTCTGACATAGTATTGATCGCCCGAAGGAATGTCAGCCAGATTGAACACGCTTCGGATTTCGTTTGCGTTCATGATACCTCTGTCAAAAAACTGCACCAAATTCAGCTTGGTTGACATTGACGCAGTGCTCAGATTGAACGCTTCAAAAACTATCTTGTTGCCATACCCTCTCTCGATACGGCTGAATAGTTTTCGTGTAAATTCGCCAGCCAATTCCATTACCACTGGTTCTATCTCCGATTCGTAATAGGCGTTGTATTGGTCTTCGGTGTAGTTTGATTGCACGATATTTGCGTTTGTGTTGAACAACGAATAGATACGTTGCGTGGTTTTTTCCATAGTTGACGAATTAGGCACATAGTCTTTTGCGTCAACTTGCTTTGCGTCTGCCTTGCTGTCGACCGCCGCAACACCTGTGCCGTTTTGAACGCTCATGAACTGCTCGCTGAATTCTTGCGCCTGCTTCTTCAAATCCTCAGGACGCAGGGAACTGGTGAACTTCAACAGCCAGCGAATAATTGACGAATTCTTGATAGCCTTGACAATACCCTGATCTGTAGTTGTTACGATTTCCATTAATGGTGTCAGCGTTTCACTCAGCCGTTCTCCGAAGATATCGTCCTTATAAAAATCACTACGCAGATGAATGATATCTGCATATGGGAACGTATATCTTTGCCCATTGAAAAATGTGAATTTCAAATACAAATCATTGCCGATATATACGCATTCCGCACTGTCTGCAGGAATAGGATATAACTCTGTAGGATAGCCGTTGCCGTCACGGATAATCAAAATAAATGCGTTGTTGTTCAAACACAACTGCGTTGCGACTTTTTCCAACATTTTCTGCATTGTCATGAACTCATTTGGCTCTTCCAGTAGCATTCGCATATATGGTTCAGGGTTTATCTCGATACTGCCGTCGTCCTTTTGGCTATATGATTTTCTGATATGCTTTGCGGTCAGCTTTCCGATAGCCTTGACTTTGGGGCGAATGCAGGCACGCACCAAATCCGACCGATAAACGTTGCCGTCCCAGCCATAGTAGCCGTTGCCGATTTCCGTCATCATCTTATATCGTGTCACTACCTGTGACCTGTTCTTAAAACGATTTATCAGACCCATTTTTTCACCCCTTTGGTATGATATTAGCATAGTCCAAACTGCTGACTACAGTGGT